GGAGCTGAAGCGGATCGGGTTGGTGGATATCCGCCGTGCGTATAACTCGGAAGGTGGTCTTCTTAACATCCAAGACATCCCGGCGGAGGTTGCGGCCTGCATCGTCGCGGTTGAATCGGAGGAGCTTTTTGAGGGATCGGGGAAAGAACGGGAGCAGACGGGATGGTTGAAGCGCGTTAAATTCTCGGATAAACTCAGGGCTTTGGAGTTATTGGGGAAAAACTTGCAACTGTTCGTTGACACTTCGAGAGTGATACACATGGGTAGGGTGACCTTGGAGGATCTCGTAATGCAAAGCCAGGAGGCGATAAATGGGCCGGAGACTGAGACAGGCGATGGCGGTGAAGAAAGTCAACGACGACTTGGACATGATCCAGAAGTTGCGGGAAGCGGCGCGGCAGGAGTTGATGACAAGCCTGAAGGAAGCGACGTTTAAAGAGAAGGCGCGGTTCATGTGGGAAATTCTTAGGGCGAGGAAAGTCTAATGCGCGACGAAAAGGCAAGAGCCCGAGATAGAGCGGCATACAGAAAGTTCAAAGAAGAACATCCGGAAGCTGCAAGAGAAAGACTCCGCAAGAAAAACCTACAGAGTAAAGCCTACCGTAAAGAATACAACAAAAGAAACGCCGAGCGAATGAGGTTGAGAAACAAGGCGTATCGTGATAAAAACATAGACCGGGCTCTGGAACTATCACGGAAATATTATCACGAAAATAAAGGTCAGATAAGAGAGAAGGCCGCCGCATACGCAAAAAGTTGGCGCGAAAATCATCCCGAAGAATACAAGGCTAGAAACAAAAAGCATAATAGGTTGAGATATGAAAGAAATCCGTACTGCGGTAGAATCGAGCGGCATGGGATTTCAGTCCAGCAGATCAAAGATATGGTTGCGACCCAAAAGAACTCATGCGGAATCTGCGGAAAAGAGTTTTTAAATAATTTTTTTCATATAGATCATTGCCACAAGACTGGGCGTGTCCGAGGATTGCTTTGCCGGAAATGCAACGTCGGAATAGGATTTATGGAAGATGATGTTTCAATTCTCCAGAAGGCTATCAAATATGTCCAAAGCTTCTGACCTTATCAGGCGTTGGAGAAATTCTCCTCACATGTTTGTCACGGAATGCCTCAAGGTTACTCCAGACTTGTGGCAAATAGAAGCGCTCGAAGCCTTAGGATCCAAAGATGAGAACAAATCACGCATATCACTCCAGGCATGTGCTGGGCCAGGTAAGAGCAGTTGTTTAGCATGGGCAGCGCTCTGGTTCCTTTCTTGCATGGGAAGCAAGGGGGAACATCCTAAAGGAGCAGTTGTTGCCATTACCAGAGATAATTTGAAGGACAATATTTTTCCCGAGATATCGAAGTGGTTGAACAGGTCAGAATTCTTGAAGTTTTCTTTGGAGTGGACGAAGGAGCGGGTGTTCGCGAAAGATCATCCAGAGACTTGGTTCCTGTCGGCGCGGAGTTGGTCGAAGACGGCAAACGAAGACGAGCAAGGAAGGACATTGTCTGGGCTTCACTCGAAGTACGTTTTATACATTATTGATGAATCCGGGGAAGTGCCTGTCTCAGTTCTCAAGGCAGCCGAACAAGGACTGTCGAACTGCGAGTGGGGGAAGATCGTTCAGGCCGGAAACCCGACGAGCCTTGAAGGAATGCTTTATGCGGCGGCAACGACGTTACGGGAGAAGTGGCATGTCATCTCGATCACTGGCGACCCTGATGATCCTAAGCGTTCTCCTCGGATTGATATTGAATGGGCTCGTTCTCAGATTGCTGAGTATGGACGAAGTGACCCGTGGGTCATGTCTTATATCTTGGGAAAATTTCCTCCGTCTTCTATTAACGCACTTCTGAGTTTGGATGAGGTCGATATCGCGATGAAACGAAACTTGAGGCCGGATCAATTTCAATTCGCGCAAAAAAGGTTGGGGATCGACTGCGCTCGTTTCGGAATGGACGCGAACGTGATATTTCCAAGACAGGGATTATTCGCTGGACGTCCTGTTGAGATGCGTGGCGATCGCACGGAAGTTATCGCGGCTCGCGCGATGCAGGCAAAGATGCGATGGGGAAGCGAGATAGAGTTCGTGGACGGAACCGGGGGATACGGGGCCGGAGTTATCGACGCGATGTTGCAAGGCGGAGGGAATCCTCTCGAAATTAATTTCTCCGGGAAAGCGATCGACCCGAGATATTTTAATAAGAGGTCGGAAATTTATTTCCTGATGGCCGAGTGGGTGAAGCGCGGAGGACATCTTCCAAACATCCCGCAACTCCGGAAAGAACTTCCGTCGATCACTTATACTTTTCACAACGGAAAATTTCGCGTCGAGGAAAAAGAGCAGATCAAAAAACGATTAGGATTTTCTCCGGACTATTCTGATGCATTATGTTTGACGTTCGCATTGCCTGAAATGCCTGCCGCATCCGCGTACGAACTGCAACAAATCCAGTCGAGTCAGGGGAAAATGAAATCCGATTGGGATCCGCTCGACCCAAACCGCACTTAGCGTTTCCTCAATACAATATAGTCCTTCATCAACTTTATCTACATGCACATTAAAAATAATTTAAAATAAACTTGACATATATGGTGTGCCAGCCGTAGTCTACCCACGAAATGTATGAACTACGCCGAGCTCAGGGGGGTGACATCCCCTGGTTACAATGCGAGCTAAAAAAATTCTCAACATTCATTGAGACTAAATATGAACTCTATGGCTCGGACGAGTACACGGAAGACGGCCTGCAACTCCTCATCGATCAGCACTATCTCACCATCGCGACGCTCCAAGAAAAACCAATCGGCTTCATGGCCGGTTACTTCAATCCTCATTTATTCAATCCAGCAATTAAAGTTTTATGTGAATTGTTCTGGTATGTTGTCCCCGAGCACCGACGTTCAAGGGCTGGGGCTATGCTTATGAACGCCTTCATTGAGTTCGGAAAAAAGAACGTTCAATGGATCTCCTTTTCTCTCAATCGATTTACTGAAGTCAACGAAACGTCTCTGCTCAAACGTGGATTTCATCTCCACGAAAAAACTTATTTATGCGAGGTTTGATGGACGCCTCTCAAATGGGGTCAATGTTTTCTTCAAAAAAAGAAGACTCGAAACCGATGGATCAAAAGTTCTACGGAAATCAAAATCCAGACACTAGTAATTATGGGAACAGAACAGACGGAACTCCAAAGGGGAAAGGTTTTATGGGAGAACTTAAACGTCCAGATGGAGGAATTTCTACAGAACTTTCCATCGGAGTCAACATCGACGGAAAAGAAACAGAGATTCCTTCTCTTGTTCCGACTCTTACAAAAACTGAGACTGACCATCTTCTTGCTGGGGGAAAACCAACCCCAGGAATAGTTTCTAAGGCGACCACTCACGCTGTTAAAAGAATCAAAAACGGATTAAGTCCGTTCGCGGACTAGGAGAAATAATATGGGCTTTCTAGCAAGCATGTTCGGTGGTGGGAAAAAAGGTGATAACGGCGCAGCGGAAGCTGCAAAGAAAGCGCAGGAGCAACAGGCCGCGTTAGAAGCACAACGCGCTGCTGAACTGGCAAAACAAAAACAGGACGAAGAAAATAACACTACTCGGGATGCGGCTCGTAAGAGACAGGCTCAGGCTGCGAAGGGAGCAACTGGAGCAAGAGACACAGTTCTGACTGGACCGCTTGGAGATATCACGGCTCCTCAAGGCCAACAAAAAACACTTTTGGGCCTGTGACGCATGGGAAAACTTATTGATTTGACAGGGCATAAGTTCGGAAGATTGACTGTAATAAAGTTTGCCCATAGGGGAAAAAGGCGGGTTCGTTTTTGGCTTTGCAGGTGCGATTGCGGACAGTCCACGATAGTCTGTTATTCCAGTTTAGCTTTTAATGTTACAAAGTCATGCGGATGTTTAATGAGGGAAGTAAATGCGAAACTCCATTACAAGCATGGGATGGCGGAAACCAGAGAGTTTAGGACGTGGTCAGGGATGCTTTCGAGATGCAAAAACCAGAAACTTAAAGATTGGAAAAACTACGGAGGTCGCGGCATCAAGGTTTGCAAGCGATGGGAAAACTCATTTTTGAATTTCTACAAGGACATGGGGCCTCGCCCCGAAGGTAAAAGCATCGACCGTATCGACAATGACGGAAACTACGAACCCGGAAACTGTCGTTGGGCCGATCGAAAAGATCAATCGAATAATCGTCGTCCAAGAGGAAAAAACGTATTAAAACTTGAGGACGTGAACCATGAGTGACTTTAGTAAGCGCCAGCACCTCGATCAGCTAGTCGCGTCAATGAAAGCGGAGAGGAATTCGTTCACTTCGCATTGGCGGTCTATCTCAGATTTTATAAGACCCCGTCGTTCTCGTTTTTTTGTCTCCGACGTAAACCGAGGCGATCGCAGGAATCAGAAGATCATCGACTCAACCGCCACTCTCGCTTCGCGCACATGCCGCGCAGGGATGATGGCTGGCATAACCTCTCCCGCAAGACCTTGGATGAAACTCGCAGTACCCGATAAAGACCTGATGGAATACGGCCCCGTCAAAATTTGGCTCGATGACGTTACGCAGAGAATGCTCTCTATGTACCAACGGTCGAACCTCTACAATTCCCTCCCGATCGTCTATGGTGACATGGCGGATTTTGGAACTTCCGCGATGTTGATCGAGGAGGATTTCGAGAACGTGATCCAGACATACCCGTTTCCTATCGGGAGTTACATGATCGCGAATGATGACCGTATGAAAGTTGGAGTGTTCGGGCGTGAGTTTCGTTTGACCGTCAGGCAGTTGATTATGAAGTTTGGGACAAAGACTCCTTCGGGATCCGCTGACTGGTCAAAGTTCTCTACACAGGTGAAGAACCTCTGGGATCGCGGACAGTACGAGGAATGGATTGATGTCGCTCATGTTATCGAGCCGAACAACGAATACGACCCTAAAAAACTAAACTCAAAATTCAAGAAATTCTCAAGTTGTTATTTTGAAAATGCCGGAATGGGATCCCGCCAGGACGATAAAGATTCTGAGAGGTATCTCAGGGAATCAGGGTATAGCCGTTTCCAAGTCCTCGCCCCTCGTTGGGAGACAACCGGTGAAGACGTTTATGGAACTGACTGCCCTGGAATGACAGCGCTCGGAGATGTGCAACAGTTGCAGAACGAGCAGAAACGAAAACATCAGGGCATTGAGAAGAGCGTCAATCCAGCAATGGTAGGACCAACTTCCCTTCGGACTTCAAAGGCGTCGATCCTGCCCGGGGACATCACGTTCATCGACGAGCGTGAAGGCACAAAAGGCTTCCGCCCCGCCCATGAAGTCCGGCTTGATCTTAATTATCTTCTTCAGGATATCCAGGCTGTTCAGAAGATTATCCAAAAAGCTTATTACGAGGACATGTTCCTGATGATGAGCCAATCCGATCGCCGGGAAATTACCGCGACCGAGATTGAGCAGAAGGCTCAGGAAAAGATGTTTATGATCGGGCAGATGTTGGAGCAAACGAACCAAGACCTGCTCGATCCTTTGACGGACATCGCATTCGATATTATGAATGAACAAGGACTTCTTCCTCCCCCTCCAGAGGAACTCCAAGGCCAGCGATTAAAAGTCGAGTACATCAGCGTAATGGCCGAGGCTCAAAAAGCGGTTGGCCTTGGAGCTCTGGAGCGGTTTACGAATTTCGTTGTTGGAATCGCAGGACAGACGGGTGATCCTAGCCATGTGATGAAAGTAGACTTCGACCAAGTTATCGACGAGTACGCCGCAGGTTCCGGCGTATCTCCTAGAGTTGTGAGAACCGATGAAGTAGTAGCGGGGATGAAGGAAGCCGCGCAAAAACAGCAAGAGCTTCAGCAAACGCTCATGGCTGCGAA